AAGTCAATCCACTACTTTTACTAAAAGTAATAGTGTTTTTAAGTTTAGAGTTATTCACCCCAAACTTAAATAATTCTTTTTTCATTTTTAATTAATAAAATAAGTTTTTAATTGAAAGTAATAAAAAATACTTTCATTAAAGGATGATTTAAATAAAAACATCCTTTAAAGCTAGTATTATTTTTTTATTGAAATTTATCCTTATTAACGTCTATAATTGCTATTTTCATTAAATTATTATATCTAACTTTCAAGAATGCTACTTTAAATTTTTTAGCATTCTCCTTACTAACGTATGCACCACTAACAAAAGGATTCAAGTTTTGAAAGTCTTTATTAGAGTTATAGTGCTCTAATATTTCACGTTTACTCTTAAAGTCGGTACTATAAGCACCTCTAACCGTTAATGTGTGATTCATTTTTTTAATTAATGTAAGTTGAAATTAAAACTATTTAATAAAAAATAGTTTTTTATAACCTTGATTAATTCAAGGCTATAAGAAACTATTATTAAAAAATATCTCTATCTATTGAATCCATAATTTCAATTAATTGGCTTTGTGGAAGTATTGCAAGTATTGATTTAATGCAATAATTAGGGTTATTGAAATCTTCTAGTTTTTCTAAAATAGAATCCCTTAAGGTTTCAACTCTTAAGTCTTCAATTGATTGATCCATAGTTAAAACTAATAAAGTGAATAAAAAAAACTAACCCTATTAATTAGGGTTAGAGATTGGATGGTTGATTTCTTCGTTTGAAATAATGTCATCATCAGTAATTATAAATAATTTTTCAAAGATTAAATCAAACATCTTTTTTTCTTTGTCTGTGATGTAATTAGCAGACTTTTGAACAGTAACTACAAGTGAGTTATATTCTTGAGAAGTTAGATACTTTTTTTTCATAAGTTTAATTGAATAAAATTGTATAAGGATATATTTAATTATATACCCTTATTTTGTTTTTGACTAGATTTGATTTATCAATGTCTGAACTTGATTAACTCGACTTTCAAGCCTAGTCTTTAAAGTGTTTGTAATTGTTAACCCTTGCCAAAATAGGATTAAAAAACAACTTAAAAAAATAATTGATCTTGTCATAATTTAATTAATTAGTGTTCTTTAGTTTTAGTTGAGCTGTAAGAGTGTCTAAGCTTCAGATATAAGTTATCTAGCCTAAAGATAGTCAACGTTTATCTGAATAGCTTAGAAAGTACTTAGGTTAGATATAATACCTATTGTAGAAGTCAGGATAAGTAAGAATATGTTTTACTGCTGGTATGTTGTTTGAGTTCACAGCAGCTCTAAACTTATCCCAAACAATAGGAGATAAATCTTTTTTTACTTGTTTTAGGTTAGTTCCAAATTGGATTAGAATACCTAATAAAGTTACTTGCTTCATGAGAAATTAATGAGATAGATTTTCAAGTTGCTAGATAAGTTTATTTCTTATCTATATATATATTATAGCATAAAATATAAGATTATACAAGTTTATAGATTAATATATAATTATCTTAACATTATGTAACAATAGGGGTGGTGTAGCAAATGTTACACACACATACGCATACGGGGGGAACTTAAATATATATTGCTTAACTTTTTGGTTCTATGCGAATAGCAAGTTCTGGAGCTTGGATGTTAACTGTTTCTACAGATTCACCAACTACTTTTCCTAGGGAGTCTAAGATTTGTGCAGCTGTTTGAAGTTGACCTTTTGAAACTGCTTTATTGAATAAACGCATACGCATGGCTTGTAAACGTGGAATCATTTTATCTCTTTCTTTTAACCAATCTTGATCATTCCATTCTTTAACTTTATTCCAATCAGCCCAACCTGTTGTTTCTGAGATACCTTCTCTATGCGAATGTTCTATTACTAGTTGTCTAGTAGTTTTACCTTCTAGTTGTTTTGAATATAATCTTTGGCAACGAGCTTCTATAACTGCTCTTGAGTTAGTACCACCTGTGTATTTTTGAACACGAGGTTTACGTTGAGGTGCTGGAAGGTCGTAGTTAAGGTTGTTGATAAAAGATTCAGCCACGGACTTAGTCTTTGAGGGGGTTAATATTTCGATAATAGCCTTAAAAGTATAAAATGCGAAAGAAAATGAGTAATATTATGAAAAAAAGGGTTATATGAGTCTAAATAAGGTCAGTTTAAGGTATGCACAGGGGGAAGTGTTCAATAGTGAAAAAAGATTTAGGGTGCTGGTTGCTGGAAGAAGGTTTGGAAAGAGTTATTTAAGCTGTATTGAGTTGTTAAGGGGTGCTATTAACAGACCTGGAGAGGTTTATTTCTATTGTGCTCCTACATATAGGATGGCAAAGGATATTGCATGGAAGGAATTGAAGAGATTAGTGCCTAAGACATGGGTACAGGCTAAAAATGAGACTGATTTGAGATTAGATTTAATAAATGGATCAAGTATTGAGTTGAAGGGTACTGAAAATGCTATGGCATTGAGGGGTAGAAGTTTAGCAGGGGTTGTATTGGATGAAGCTGCATTTATGGATCGAGATGTATGGGCTGAAGTTATAAGACCTGCATTGGCTGATAAACAGGGTTGGGCTTTATTTATTAGTACACCTGATGGCACTGCCAGTTGGTTTTATGATATGTGGTGTTTTTGTGGTGAACAGGAGTGGGATGATTGGCAGAGGTGGAGTTTTACTACGATAGAAGGAGGTAATGTTGCAAAAGAAGAAGTTGAAGCTGCTAGAGGTCAGTTAGATGCCAGAACATTTAGACAGGAATTTGAGGCAAGTTTTGAAAATCTTACTGGTTTAGTCGCTGTTAGTTTCAGTGATGACAATATTGATAAGGAAGTACAGGATTTACACATGATGCCTTTACTTTTAGGATTGGATTTTAACGTTGACCCTATGGCAGGGATCTGTGCATATAAACATGATAATTGTCTTTATGTCTTTGATGAGATCATGCTGACAGGAGGTGCTACTACATGGGATTTTGCAGAAGAGGTCACAAGAAGGTATGGGGTAGATAGAAGAATTATTGCTTGTCCTGACCCTACGGGTAGTGCAAGAAAGACAAGTGGAGTGGGTGTTACAGATCATACGATCTTAAGAAGGTCTGGTTTTACTGTTATGAGTCCTAAATCACCTTGGAAGATAAGAGATAAGATTACTGCTGTTAATACTGCTTTGTTAGATGCAAATGGAGATCAAAGAACTTTTATACATCCTCGTTGTAAAGAATTGATAAAAGCACTTAGAACTCTTACATATGCACCAAATACAGGTTTGCCTAATAAAAATCTAGGAGTTGACCATGCTTTTGATGCTTTTGGTTACCTTTGTCTACAGCAATTTAACCTTGCAAAACCAGAGACACTAGGTCAAACTTCGTTTAGAATATATTAAGAACTACCTAATTCTTATCATGTATCATTCAACTACTAAGAAAAAGAAGAAGAAAAAGAAAGGAGGTAAGAAACGTGGCGAATGTTCCTGTAAATAAAACTCTTTACGCTAGAGTAAAAGCTGAAGCTAAACGCAAATTTGCTGTTTATCCTTCTGCTTACGCTAACGCATGGCTTGTACGAGAGTACAAAAAACGTGGTGGAACTTATCGAGTAGCTAAGAAAAGTGCCTCAAAAAAGAAAAAGTAGCCGAACTAAAGGTGGTTTAGACCGTTGGTTTAAAGAAAAATGGGTAGATGTCAAAACTGGCAAGCCTTGTGGTCGTCAAAAAGGCGAAAAACGAGGTTATCCAGCTTGTAGACCTAGCAAACGTGTATCAAGTAAGACACCTAAGACTACTGGGGAGATGTCAGCAGCAGAAAAAGCAAGATTTAAGCGTGAAAAGACAAGTAGTAAAAAAATAAGTTATCAACATAGACGAAAAAAGAAGAAAAAATAAGTGTAAATTAGCCGTTTTAACGGTAATATGGTTTTATATAGATAAAATCAATGCCAAAGGGATCTTATTCTGGTAAACAACGCAAATTAGCTGCTGTTGCACCTCCTAGAGATAAAATTACCTCCGCTGATTTTAAGAAATTGAATAAAAAGAAGAAAAAGAGGAAAAAGAAATGAAAAAAAAGAAAGAACTTACAGCTAGACAAAAAACTGCATTGGCAAATCATAAAAAAAAAGGAACTCATACTGCACAGCACATGAGGATAATGGAAAAAGAGATGTTAAATGGTAAAACATTTATGCAAGCTCATGCTATTGCTATGAGGAAAAAAGGAAAATGAGAAAAAAACG